CGGCTCAGTCGGCAGGAGATTGCAAGACAAGGATTGGAGCAGCTATTCAGCGAGGATCACATGACGAAAGACGAAAGCGAACAACTGGAAGAACTGCTCATGACCTGGTACCACTGGGCCAAGGCGCACCGGGAGCATCTGGGGCATAGCCGGGTGGCGCCGGGATTCCAAGGCGTGTCCGACATGGACGCCTACGGAGATGACGACGACACCGACGCGAAGCTGAACCGGTATGTGGCGGAACAGGTGGACGTGTGCCTGAGTACGCTGCCGGTTGACCTGCGCGCCGCTGTCGGGATCAGCATGCGCAACAAGGATGTGCCGAATCAGGTATTCCGCAACCCGCGTTGCAGCCCCGAGGAACAGCACCAGCGGTACCAGCAGGCAAAGGAATCGCTGCTGCCCATGTTGCGCAAGCGAGACATGATCAAGGTGATTGCGTGAGGGGTTGCATACGCGGACCTAGCTCACTAAGATCGCTCCAAGTGGACGGCGCTCGTCCATAGGAAACGAAGCCTCGGCACTCGCCGGGGCTTTTTGCTTTGGATCTGCCAGATGAATCCACCTGATTCGAAAGCTCCCGCTCCCCCGCCCGATTGGACTGGACCGCGCCCCACACAGCTTGATCGCATAGAAGCCAAGCTAGACGCGCTGCTTGAAGCTCTGGCAGATGAAGGCGAAGAGATGGAGAGGCCGGCACTCACACTGGATGGCGAGGCAGTAGGCGGAGAGCGGGACGATTCCCAGCCGCTATGAGCAGCCAGCCCTGGAGCGCTTGGTACAAGACCTGGCGCTGGCAGAAGCTAAGGGAACGCCACCTAACAGCGAATCCCCTCTGTGTGATGTGCCAGGCAGAGGGAAGAGTGACAGAGGCAACGGTGTGCGATCACATCGAGCCGCACAAGGGCGATTCGGTCAAATTTTGGGCCGGCCCCTTTCAGAGTCTATGCGCCAATCACCATAACTCTGACAAACAACGAATGGAAAAGTCTGGACGTCGAATAGTCCAGATAGGTACGGACGGCTACCCGATAGAGAGCTAAGAGTACGGAATGACGAAGCCCCTGACCGTTAGCGCGGTGCAGGGGCTTCTTGCTTTGAACCAACGATAGGAGTTGGCCTTGGCTGAGTTGAATTATAGGTGTCTGGGTTGCGCGGCTGCAATCTTTCCCAATCTGACCAAGACGGGGAAGGTAAGCAAACATCCCCGGAAGTACTGCGGCGCTGAGTGCAAGCCCAAGCGTGAAAGGCAGCGCACGCCGCATAAGCCTAAGCTGGTCGTATGCCAGCACTGCTTCACAGAGAAGTACAGGCGAGTGCGTGGTGGTGCGTCTGATGCTGGGAAGTACTGCTGCCGCGGATGTGCGTTCGCCAGGGATACGTTGATATCCCAAGAGCGTGCAGCTATCCGCAGGATATGGGCGCTTAATAGGCGGCCTAGGGCTAAGACAGAGGCTGAGCTACATATAGCTGCTGAAGTCGCCGCCCTTCGCAGGATTGCAGCCTACAAAGAATGCCCGTTGGTATACCGCTCGATATGCAAGCAGTGCGACCAGAGCTTTACCGTTCGCCGTACTACACGTGTGGGCAGACCAAAGACTTTGTGTGATGTCTGCATTAGGACGGCGAAGGCAGCATACCGGTTCACCGAGCATGGCAAGCTGCTAAGACGGCGGGCCAAGGCCAGACGGCGAGCTATGGAGAGAGGCGCTGAGGCGGAGGCGGTTGACCCGCTGGCAGTATTCGAAAGGGATGGCTGGCGGTGCCATATGTGCCGACGCCCAACCCCAAGGAAGCTGAGGGGCAGCGTAGACCCACGCGCCCCAGAGCTGGATCACATAGTGACGTTGGCTGAGGGTGGTACGCACACATGGGGCAACCTAGCCTGTGCGTGCCGCAGTTGTAATGGCAGGAAGGGAGCGCGGTCTCTGGGGCAGATCGGCCTACCCCTGGCGGCATAGAACCCCGGGGGGGCTATCGGCGGGGAAAACCACCGTCCCGACCACGGCCGGCCGCTCACCTTCTTTTTCACATCTCCAATTCAAGGGACGACCCTAATGCCCAGGGCAAGAACGCCTCTGGCTAAGGCTGAAACCGCAGGCGCGGCAGTGATTCACCCCGGCAGGTTCAAGGACCGGGTGGGGCCGAAGCGCACCCGCCCGCTCGGTGAGCCGTACGCCACGATGACTGATGGACAGAAAGCCGCGTGGGAGGAATTCCGGCAGGAACTCCCCTGGCTGAACAGTTCTCATCGCTTGTTGGTTCGGATGGCTTGCCGGTTGGCGGCTCGTATGGATGAGGACGACGATTTCGGAGTTTCGGCAACACAGGCGCTCAGTTCGATTCTGTCGAAGCTGGGCGCGACTCCTGTTGACGAGACCAAAGTGAACCATGGCGACGGCGAAGACGAAGACCCCGCTGACAAGTTCTTTGGCCGACCGCACTAAGGAGTACGCAGAGGCTGTAGTGGCTGGGGTGATCGTTGCTGGCCCCCATGTGCGCAACAGCTGCAAGCGGCATTTGTTGGATCTGGAGAAGGGCGGAGAGCGCGGGCTGTACTTCGACCACGCCGCCGCCGAGTACGCATTCGATTTCTTCGAGGGCGTGCTTAAGCTGTCAGAAGGCCAGTTCGAAGGCAAGGATTTCGAGCTTCATCCCAGCCAGGCGTTTATCGTCGGGTCGCTGTTCGGTTGGAAGCGGGCTGATGGGACGAGGCGTTTCCGTCGCGCCTACATCGAGCAGGGGAAAGGCAACGGTAAGTCGCCGTTGGCGGGTGGAATAGGGTTGCTTGGTCTTACCGCTGACGGTGAGGCCGGTGCCCAGATCTACGCCGCCGCGGCAAAGAAAGAGCAGGCCGGAATTCTGTTTGCTGATGCCGTGAAGATGGTGAAGGCGTCGCCCAGCCTGAAGAAGCGCCTGGAGTTCTCGGGCGGTGAAGGGCGTGAATACAACATCGCCTACCACCGGAATTCGAGCTTCTTCCGGCCAGTGTCACGCGATACCGGCAAGACTGGATCGGGACCTCGCCCGTACTTTGTGCTGGCCGATGAAGTCCATGAGCTGCCGGACCGCAAGATCATCGAGATGCTGGAGCGAGGCTTTAAGTTCCGCCGGCAGCCGCTGCTGTTCATGATCACGAACAGCGGGTCAGACCGGAACTCGGTGGCGTGGGAAGAGCACGAGCATGCGGTGAAGGTTGCCGCGGGGCATACGGAAGCCGTGAACGACCCGACTTTCGTCGGGGAGGTCATTGACGACCGGACGTTCAGCTACGTGTGCGCGCTGGACGAAGGGGACGACCCGCTACGCGATCCGAGTTGCTGGATTAAGGCGAATCCCCTACTTGGGGTGACGATCACCGATGAAACGCTTGGCGATATTGTCCACCAGGCGAAGGCGATTCCCGGGCAGCTTAACGGAATCCTGCGACTGCATTTCTGCGTGTGGACCGAAGCAGAAACCGCCTGGATGACGCGGGCCACGTTGGACCCGGCGCTTGCCGATTTCGAACCGGAAGAGCATGTAGGCAAAGCGGTGTTTACCGGGCTGGACCTGTCTCAGAATCGGGACATTACCGCGAAGGCCTCTGTGGTCCAAACGGGGATGACCGAGGACGGCAAGCCAACGTTTGATGCCTGGGTTGAGGCCTGGACGCCGGGAGATACGATCCTTGCCCGCGAGTTGCGGGACAAGATCCCCTACACCGTGTGGCGCGATCAGGGGTTCATTCACGCACCACAGGGCGAGAACATCAACTATCGGCATGTGGCGCAAGCGCTTGCCGAGGATGCGCAACGGTTCAAATTGCCCTTCGTGGCATATGACAGGTACGCATTCAAACGGTTTGAAGAGGCGGTTCAGGAGATCGGCTTGCAGCTGGAATTCCTGGAACATCCGCAGGGCGGCACAAAGAAGGGTCAGCCGACTGAGGAAATGAAGAAGGCGGCCGAAGCGAGAGGTGAGAAGGCGGAAGGCCTTTGGATGCCCGGGTCGCTTCGTTTGCTGGAGGACGCGCTGCTGGAAGGCCGGATCCGTCTTAAGCGGAACCCGGTGCTGATCTCCGCCATGATGTCGGCGGTCACCGAAGAAGACAAATGGGGAAATCACTGGCTGGCTAAAACGCGGTCGATCAACAAGATCGACGCCGCGGTAGCCCTTTGCATGGCATTCGGCGCCGCGAATACGGCAGCCACCTCGAAGCGCAAGCTGGTCCTAGCAACGGCAGGCTGACATGTGCCAAGGCTGCATCAACCGTCAACGGAAGCTGGTCGCGTGGTTATGTCGGCGCGGCATGACAAGGATGTGCGAGAAGGCTAAGGCTCGCCTCGCGAAGATGGAGGAATCCAAAAAATGACGAATCGAGCCTATAGCCTGCTTGAAATCAAGGCAATTGACGAGGATAAGCGCGAGATCTCCGGCGTCGCCACGACTCCTGAGCCGGACCGCAGCGGGGACATTGTCGAGCCGCTGGGAGCCAAATTTGCGCCGGTTATCCCGCTGCTCTGGCAGCACCGTCACGATATGCCCATTGGCGAGGCCCGCCTGAGCGCGCCTACCAAGTCCGGCATTGGATTTGTCGCGAGCATCGCGAAGATCGCTGAGCCCGGTCCGTTGAAGGACATCGTGGATATGGCGTGGCAAGCCATCAAGGCGCGCTTGGTCAAGGGTACGTCTATCGGTTTCAACCCGACTGCTTTCGACTACATGAGCGAAGGCGGAATCCGCTTCCGCGAGTACGAAATCTACGAGTTGAGCGCTGTTACCGTGCCGGCCAATGCCTCCGCGACCATCCAGGCGATCAAGTCGTTGGACCGGCGCATTCTGATTGCTCGCCCGGTGTCGCTCATTAAGAGCACCACTCCATCCGAAAATCTTAACGGCGCCGTCCGACTGGTCCGCGCCTAACTTTTGATCCGCCGCCAGCCGTTGCACGCCGGCCGCACTGATCAGCCCTAAACGAGCCGCCCACGAGGCGGCTTTCTGACATCTGAACCGCCCACGTGGCGGTTTTTTCATTTGAAGGAGACGTCATGAAGACGTTTGCTGAACAAGTTGCCGACCTGCAGGCCACCCGAACCGCCAAGGTCGAAGAATCGAAATCCATTGCCCGAAAGGCTGCTGACGAATCCCGTTCCATGGATTCGGGCGAGGCCGAGCAATTCGACACGCTGCAAGGCGAGATCAAGCGGCTGGACGACGACATCTCCCGCTATTCCCGCCTGGCCGAAATCGAAAAGGCCGACAAGGCGTCCGCGAAGCCCGTCGACGGCAAGGAAAAGTCGGAGAAGATCGCCCTGGGCGGCGCCGACCGCCTTGCTGTGCAGGTGAAGAACACGGAAAAGCTGGAACCGGGCATGGGCTTTGCCCGTGTGGCCCGTGTGAAGGCTATCGCCCACATCGAGCACATGGACCCGGCTCAAATCGCCAAGTCGATCTACCCGGACGACGAAGCCCTGGTCAAGTCGTTCACGAAGGCCGCGGTGCCCGCAGCCAACAGCGGCAACGCCACGTGGGCGGGCAACCTCATCCTCGAAGGTGGTGGCTACTTCGCCGACTTCGTGGAATACCTGCGCGCTCGTTCCGTGGTCGGCCAGATCAGCGACCGCCTGCGCCGCCTGCCCTTCGATACCCCGGTAATGATCCAGGGTTCGGCTGGCGCGGCCAAGTGGACCGCTGAAGGTGCTGCCAAGCCCCTGACGCAGTGGACCTACACGAAGACCAAGCTGGAACCCCTGAAGGTCGCGGCAATCGCCGCAGCCACGAAGGAACTCCTGAACCGGGCTTCGGTGGCTGCGGACGCGCTGATCCGTGATGAACTGGCCCGCTCGGTCAACGCCGCGATTGACGGCACCTTCGTGAGCGCCTCGGCTGCCGTGGCCGGGTCGACTCCGGCTGGCATTCGCAACGGTGTGACGCCCCTGACGCTGACCGGTGACGGCAGCGTCGAAGGCATCCGCTGCGACGCCGCGGCCATGCTGAAGGAGCTGGTTGGCGACAACCTGAGCGTGGCTGGTGCCTTCTGGGTCATGCCGGAAACCGTCGCTATCGACCTGTCGTCGGCGGTCAACGCCATGGGCGCCCCTGCCTTCCCGGGCGTCACGCCCACGGGCGGCACGTTCATGGGCCTGCCGGTCTTCACGTCCCAGTACATCCCGACCGATTCGAGCGGTTCGGTGGTGATGCTGATCAAGGGCGACGAGATCTTCCTCGGTGACGAAGGCGGCGTGCAGGTGTCGATGTCGGACCAGGCCTCCCTGGTGATGGACGACGCGCCTACCATGAACAGCACCACGCCCACCGCAGCTCAAGTGGTGTCGATGTTCCAGACCAACAGCGTGGCCTTCCTGGTCGAACGCTTCATCAACTTCGCCAAGCGCCGCCCGCAAGCGGTCGTCTGGGCGAACGCGAACTGGAACCCCTGCGCCTAATAGGTCGTCAGGTTCAAGGGGCTTCCGAAGGGAGGCCCCTTCTGCAAGACGAAAGGATTGACATGCAAAAAGTGATCTTCACCTACAAGAACGGGCGAGAGCGGATGCTGTCTGCTCGCGATGCCGAGCTACTGCGGCGTCTAGGAAAGGGCACCTACCTGACCCGAGACATGGCGGCTGCCCGTCCCTTGGAAGTCGTATTGCCTGTCGCTGACAACAAGGACGTCGATCTGGATAGCCTGGATGGTGACGCCCTCCACGCACTCGCTCGCGAGCGAGGCGTTAAGGTGCATCACAAGGCCGGGGCAGATAAGGTTCGCGCCGCCCTTCGAGAGGCCGCCGAGTGAAGATTCTCGGGTTCACCTTCGGGCGTCAGAAGGCGATGGAAGCCGTTGGCGGTACGTGGCGCAACGCCTGGCGGATCATCAGTGAACCGTTCACTGGCGCGTGGCAGCGCAATATCGAGGAAAAGCAGGGTGATCTGATCACCTACCCGACGTTGTACGCGTGCATCTACCGCATCTCTTCGGACATCGGGAAGCTGCCCTTTTCGCTCCGCAGCCGTGACGCTAACGGCGTTTGGACCGAAGTTAGCAATCCGACTTACGATCCCGTACTGCGCAAGCCGAACGGTTTTCAGACTCCGGCTCAGTTTCGCGAGTACTGGATCATCACCAAGCTGACCCAGGGGAATGCCTACATCCTGAAACGCCGAGACGGTCGAGGCGTGGTGACGGAACTGTACGTGCTGGATCCTGAGCGTGTGCTGCCGATGGTGTCCGATTCTGGCGCTGTGTTCTACCAGTTGCAGACCGACAAACTGAACAGCCTGCCCGAGGGCTACCCAGCTGAGAATCTGATCGTTCCGGCAAGCGAGATCATTCACGACCGCTGCATGACGGTTCACCATCCTCTTATCGGTGTTCCGCCCTTAGCCGCAGCGCATTGGCCCGCGCTGAAGAACATGAAGATCATGCGCTCGGCGACGGAGTTCTTCGCGAACAACGCGCAACCTGGTGGCCTTCTGACGGCCCCGGCTGGCATGTCCGAAGATGATGCAAAGGCCGTACAGAGCTACTGGAACACGGAATTCTCAGAAGGTAAGTCCGGCAAGGTGGCAATTATCGGCGCGGACATGAAGTTCACGCCGTTTGCAATGAAGAGCATCGACGCTCAGATGATCGAGCAGATGCGCTACAGCGACGAACAGATTTGCCAGCCGTTCGGGATTCCCCCGTTCAAGGTCGGGATCGGGACCATTCCGTCCGGTCTGGGGGTCGATGGCGTGAACCTCATGTACTACAGCGATGCGCTGCAGGCTCCCATTCAGCATATGGAAGACCTGCTAGACGATGGTCTTAAGGTTATCCGCCCGCTCGGTATCGAGTTGGATACGGAACCACTGTTGCGCATGGACGAGGCGAAGAAGGCTGAGATCAACACGAAGCTTGTAGGCGGAATGATCAAGACTCCTGACGAAGGGCGCCGGCCGTTCAACCTGGCTCCGACCGCAGGCGGTGACACGCTGTGGGGGCAAAACCAGGACTACCCGCTGGGCATGCTGGCTGATCGTAAAGAGTGGGACCCCGCCATGCAGCCCGCGGCTACGCCCGCTCCCACGCCCGAGCCGGATCCTGATTTAGAAGAATTGCGCG